TTACAACTCTGCATATGTTTTGGTTGAAATTAACGATAATGGTCAGCAGGTTGTAGACTCTTTATTCGAAGATTATGAGTATGAGAATATCCTCTCCACGGTTGATCTAAAAGGTAAGATTGCATTAACTTGGGGATATGGAAATAAATCTCAAAGGGGTATTCGAACCACGAAATCTGTCAAACGACTTGGTTGCTCAATCATGAAAAATTTGATTGAAAGTCAAAAGATTATTATTCAAGACTTTGATACAATCGCAGAACTCTCAACTTTTATTGCAAGGGGTGGTAGTTTTGAGGCTGAAGAAGGAAGTCATGATGACCTTGTAATGTGTCTCGTATTGTTTTCATGGATGACGAATCAATCATTTTTTGCAGATCTGAGCAATACAAATATCCGCGAAAAATTATATCAAGAACAAATGAGACAAATTGAAGAAGAGGCTTTGCCAACTCCACTTGCAGGTCATGTAGATGTTGACGTCGGAGAGCAGAGATTTGTAGAAGGTGGGGCAGTTTGGACATTTGTTGAGCGTTAAAAACCCCGTTTTACTAAATAAACCGTAGAATTTCTATCTCTCCAAAACAGGAGTAAAACAATGGCATTTTTAGTTTCTCCAGGAGTCAACACTTCTGAAATTGATCTTACAACATCTGTACCTGCGGTCGGCACGTCTGCTGGCGCAACAGTTGGAACATTTCGTTGGGGTCCAGCAAACCTTCCAACTCTAGTTTCAAGCGAAACTCAACTCGCTGAAAAGTTTTTTGCACCAGATACAACGACTGCAACATCCTTTTTATCTGCTGCAAACTTTCTAAGTTACGGTAATAACCTTCGCGTTGTTCGTGTTCTAAACGACAATGCAAACAATGCAGTTTCTACTGCCAGCGTAAACGTTGCAGTCGGAAACGACGACTCTTATTACGCTACAAGATACAGCACCGCGAATGCATCAGTCGCATTTGCTGCTCGTTATCCTGGTGTCATCGGAAATTCTCTAAAGATTTCTGTTTGCGATACCACAGGGCAATTCAACAGTTGGGCATACAAGTCTTTATTTGATGCCGCACCAAATACATCAAACTATGCATTCGCTGTAACAGGTCAGCGTAAAGCAAATGATGAAATGCATGTCGTTGTTGTAGACGAAGATGGCTTGTTTACTGGTGTTGCAAATACTCCGCTTGAGCGTTTTGCAAATCTATCAAAAGCATCAGACGCAAAAGACGATTCTGGTGCAAGCATTTTCTACAAAGAAGTTCTATATCGCAATTCTCGATACATCCACTGGCTAGGTCATCCTCGTGCTTCTGACGCAACGACAGATGGAAATACTTGGGGTGTAACAATTGCAACTGCAAATGCTCGTCCAGGTAATGCATTCTATTCACACGCAAATACCACAAACACCACGTTCTCTCTAACGAATGGTGCAGATGGATCAGCTGCTGTTGGAAACTTTACTGGTGCTCTTGATCTGCTCAAGAACGCAGACCTCTATGACATCTCACTAATGTTTGCAGGAGACTGCGGTGAATCTGCAGGATTGAGCGATAGCGATCAGCGTGTTGTTGCTAACAAATATCTTTCTGTTGCAAGCACACGTAAGGATTGCATCTCTTTCGTTTCACCAGCAAATGCAAACGTAATTGGTACTAATGCTTCTGCAGATGCGATTGTAAACTATCGCAATCTACTAACAGATGCATCTTCTTACGGTGTCATGGACTCTGGTTGGAAGTATCAGTATGACAAATACAATGACGTCTATCGTTGGGTTCCGCTCAATGCTGACGTCGCTGGTCTATGTGTCCGCACAGATCAACAACGCGATCCATGGTTCTCGCCAGCTGGTCTAAATCGTGGTCAGATCCGCAACGTTGTTAAACTAGCATTTAATCCAACTGCTGCTGATCGTGATACACTCTATGCTAAAGACGTTAATCCTGTGGTTTCATTCCCAGGTGAAGGCGTTGTCCTCTTTGGTGACAAGACAATGCAAGGTCGTCCAAGTGCATTTGACCGTATCAATGTTCGCCGCTTGTTTATCGTTCTTGAAAAGGCAATCTCTCGCGCTGCACGTTCTAGCCTCTTTGAATTCAACGATGAATTTACAAGAGCACAGTTCGTGGCACTTGTTGAGCCATTCTTGAGAGATGTACAAGGTCGTCGTGGTATCTACGATTTCCGCTGTGTTTGTGACGAAACAAACAATACACCAGCAGTGATTGACCGCAACGAATTCATCGGTGACATCTATATCAAGCCAGCAAGAAGCGTAAACTTCATTCAGTTGAACTTCGTCGCTGTTCGCAGTGGCGTAGCGTTCGATGAAATCGTTGGTCGCTTCTAATAAATAGACTAGAATAAAGTCAGGAGAACACAATGGCTTTTAATGTATCTCAATTTCGTGCAAACATGCAGTTCGATGGAGCACGCCCTAATCTGTTTGAAGTGGAAATGGTGTTCCCATCATTTTCACTTCCTGGTGGTGCGTCTAGAAAGTTTAATTTCGTTTGTAAAACTGCGCAAATCCCAGGGTCAACAGTAGGTATTGTTCCTGTACAATACTTTGGACGTGAAATTAAGTTTGCTGGTAATCGTACTTTTGCTGATTGGACAGTAAACGTTCTAAATGATGAAGACTTTGTTGTCCGCAATGCGCTAGAACGTTGGATGAATGGTATTAATTCTCACAGATTTAATACTCGCCAAGCCAGCGCTGCAAACCCAGCTTCCTACTCTGCTGATGCTGTTGTACGACACTATGGTAAAACTGGAAATGTAATTAAAACTTACAGATTCATCGGTTTGTTTCCAAACGATCTTGCTCCGATTGACCTAGATTGGGGCAACAATGACTCTATCGAAGAGTATTCAGTGACATTTGCATATCAGTGGTGGGAAGCAGCAGCCGAATCAGTGGTTTAATTTTGAACATTTCTTTTATCATGGAGTCAACTTATGGCAACAATTAGCCTATTTGGTTGGGAAATCGTCCGCAGAAAAGAATCTACGGACGTCCAACCTGCCATTACAGCCCCAACATCTGATGACGGTGCAATAGCAATCACCGCTGGTGGCTATTTCGGCACGTATCTTGATCTAGAACAAGCATACAAATCTGAAAACGATCTCATTACTCGCTATCGCGAAATGTCAATGCAACCAGAACTTGAGTCTGCAATTGATGACATTGTCAATGAATCAGTTGTTCATGATGTGACAGGTAAATCAGTCACAATTATTCTTGATGATCTAGAACAACCAGACAACATCAAAGATATGATTCGTGTTGAGTTCGATAATGTTCTCAAACTTCTAAACTTCAGCAACGAAGGTAATGATATTTTCCGTCGTTGGTATATCGACGGCAGATTGTATTATCAAGTATTGATTGATCAAAAGCAAGCAAAACTTGGCATTCAGTCTCTCGTTTACATTGATCCTCGCAAGATCAAAAAAGTGCGCAATGTTCTTAAGAAAAAAGACCCAAGAACTGGCGTTGAAGTTGTGACAGGAACACAAGAGTTTTATGTCTACAATGATAAAGCAACGACACTTGGTCAAACAACAATCGCATCACCAACAGATGCTGGAATTAAAATTTCAACAGACGCAGTTGTAAATATCAACTCTGGTTTGATGGATCCAAAGAAACAAGTTGTCTTGTCGCACCTACACAAAGCAATCAAGCCACTCAATCAGTTGCGCATGGTTGAAGATGCTGTTGTGATCTATCGTTTGAGTCGTGCGCCAGAACGTCGTGTGTTCTATATTGATGTTGGTAACATGCCGAAAATTAAGTCAGAGCAATACTTGCGCGACATTATGACAAAGTTTCGTAACAAAGTTGTATATGACTCTGTTACAGGTGAAGTCAAAGACGATCGTAAGTTCATGTCAATGATGGAAGACTTCTGGATTCCACGTCGCGGTGAAGGTAAGTCCACAGAGATCACAACTCTCCCATCAGGTCAAAATCTTGGCGAATTGGCTGACGTCCAGTATTTCGAAAAGAAATTATACAAATCATTGAACGTTCCAGTTTCTCGTCTCGAATCGCAAACTGGATTTACGTTGGGGCGTGCTGCTGAGATCACACGCGATGAATTGAAATTTAACAAGTTTATTGAACGCCTCCGCGCTAAATTCACTTTGTTATTCGATGAATTAATGGAACGTCAACTTGCACTCAAGGGTGTCTGCTCTGTTGAAGAGTGGCAAGAATTAAAAGAAAAGATTCACTATGATTTCTTGAAAGATAACAACTTCTCAGAACTCAAAGAATCAGAACTCATGACTTCTCGCTTGCAGTTGATGCAGCTCATTGATCCATATGTTGGAGTGTACTTCTCTAAAGCATGGATTAAGAAAAAAGTTTTACAACTTAATGAAGATGAATCCGAGAAAATGGAAGAAGAAATTGCAGCAGAAGTTGCAGATGAGCCAACGCAGCCTATTGGTGTTGGTCAACCAATGCAACAACCAGCTGGCAGCGTTGGAGTTACCAGCTCTTCACCTAACGATTTAAATACAATGTTTAAATCAGAATTATCTAAATAATTGGAGTTAATATGGAAACGGTAGATTTAGTATCAGCAGTGATTGCAGGCGACAGAGAAGCAGCAAAAGCAGCATTCGACGCTCAAGTTGCTGCAAAGATGACAGATGCTCTTGAATTAAAGAAAGTTGAAATTGCAACATCCCTACTCACACCAAAAGAAGAAACAGTAGATGAACCTACAGAATCTCAAGAAGAAGTTGATGGAACAGCAAACGCAGATGCAACAGCAGAAGCCGAAGCAGCCACAACCGCAGAATCCGAGTAATCTAGCAAACGTTGCTCGTCTTGTTAGAAGGGGACTTCTCCCTTCTTCGGATTTGCCAACGTTAAAAATGGCAATGATCAACAGTCAACGTAAGGGTGATGTTGCAAAGTTACCAAAGAATCAGCGCGATGTTCTTCAGCGTTATAATGCAGCATTATCAAGCGCAGCATATGGATCACAAGGCTCATACGCTGCTGTTGCAAAAAACGTAGCAAAAGAAGATTTCGAAATCTCTAGAACAGAATATATCACTGAAGCATCACTAGGTTCTGATCCACCAATGATGCTCGTTCTAAAAAGAACAGGTGTTCGTATTTTCCCAGATGGAAAGCGTGTGGCATTGTATAAGAATGATAAACTTAATTTGTCATTCACAATTCCATATAGCAGCGTAGGTCCAGAACAAGAACTTGTTGGTGTATCAGAAGAAGTTGGAGATGTAATGGAAAGTCTTGAACAAGTTGCAAAATTTGCTCAACAAGACAACGTTACATCGAATTCTAGACACTTTAAATTTGCCGATGGTTCAAAATTAAAAGTCAGTCACGGTGCAGCAAAAGCCATTCATATGGTGCACGGTGCATTAAATCCAGAGAATCAAAAGAAATTTGCTGATATGCTTACAACGCCAAAAGGTTTTGAAAAAGCAGCACACTTTGCATTGAGTAAAGTCCAATTCACTATTGGTGGAAAATGAGTTTAATTTCAGAAACAGTAAGACAAATTATTGCTGAAGCAAATGTCCAGAAAATGGGCAGAAAGAAACTCATTCGTGCACGTGTTCGCGGTGGTAAAGTTCAACGTCGCAAAGTTGTTTCAGCTGTAAAAGGTTATACAATTCGTGGTGGCAAACTCACACGCATGACATCCGCTGAAAGAATGAGAAGAAGAATTTCTCAGCGTAAAGCAAAGATTAAAAGAAAGGCAAAGTCAGCACGTGCTCTTATTAAAAGAAAGCGTTCAATTAGAAAACGCAAATCACTGGGGTTAAAATAAATGAAACTCATCACAGAAACAATTGAATCAGTAAAAGTATTGACTGAAGAAAAGAATGGCGTTAAGTCACTCTTTATTCAAGGTCCATTCCTTGTTGCTGAAAAAGTTAATCGAAACGGTCGTATGTATAAGACTGATACTCTTGCAAAAGAAGTAGGTCGCTACAATGAAGAGTATGTGCAAAAGAATCGCGCATTCGGTGAGTTGGGTCATCCAGATTCACCATCAATCAATTTAGATCGTGTTTCTCACCTTATTACAAGCCTAAAACAAGAAGGAAATGTTTTTGTTGGTAAGGCAAAAATTCTTGAAACACCAATGGGTAAAATCGCCAAGTCTCTAATGGAAGGCGGTGCTACTCTTGGTGTATCGTCACGTGGCATGGGTTCACTTAAAGAAGTAGGTGGTGTCAACGTGGTGCAAGACGATTATTATCTAGCCACAGCGGCAGATATCGTGGCGGATCCATCCGCACCAGGTGCTTTCGTTCAAGGTATTATGGAAGGTAAAGAGTGGGTTTGGGACAATGGTAAGGTGAAAGAAATCGATATTAATGAATACTATAACCAAATTAAGAATGCAAAGCAAAAGCAAATTGATGAGATCTCATTGAAAATCTTTGAGAACTTCTTGTCAAAACTTTAAATTTTATAAATAATATTACCTCTTTAGGAGTTTACTACAATGTCAAAGTCACTATCAGAATCTGCTGCTGAAATTCTAAAAGCCTCACTATCATCTGCAGGCAAGGAACCAGCTGCAAAATTGCCAGCTGAAGAAGAAGATCTAGGCGGCGCAACAGTAACAGACCCAGCTGGCGGCGACGTCGGTAAGAAAGCAGCTGCTGGTGTTAAAGAAGCACCAAAGCCAACACCAAAAGGTGATGCAAAGGCTGCTAAGACTCATGCAATGGAAGAAACAGAAGCCTCTGCAGAAGAAATCGTAGCAGAAGAATCAGAAGAAGCAATTGAAGAAGTTGCTGAAATTTCTGAAGAAGAAATTGCAGAAGCAAAGAAAGACATGATGAAGAAAATGGTTGCTAAGCACAAGGGATCAATGAAGGAAGATGTTGATGCGCTATTCAATGGCGAATCTCTTTCTGAAGATTTCCGCACAAAAGCAACAACAATCTTCGAAGCAGCTGTTCAATCACGTGTTGAGAAGATCGTTGAAGATGTCATTTCTGACAACGACGAAGTTCTTTCCGAAGCATATGAGCAGATCAAGTCTGAACTCTCAGAGCAAGTCGATGAGTATCTAAACTATGTCGTTGAGCAATGGATGACAGAAAATGCTGTTGCCATTGAAACAGGTCTACGTGCAGAACTCGTTGATGACTTCATCTCTGGACTCAAGAATCTCTTCGCAGAACACTATATTGAAATTCCAGAAGAGAAAGTTGACGTTGCAGAAGAACTTGCAGTTCGCGTCACAGAACTTGAAGAAGCTGCAGAAGCACGTAATGTAGAAGTTGCTTCACTAACAGAACAACTCAATGTTGCAAAGAGACACGAAGCAATCCGTAAGGTTTGCGAAGGTCTAACTGAAGTGCAGATTGAGAAAATGAAATCGCTCGCAGAGGGCGTGGAGTTCACCTCAGAGGGTGAGTTTAATAATAAGCTCGCAGTATTACGCGAGAACTACTTCCCAGCAAAAACAAATTTGACAAGTGAGGTAAAGGTTGCCGAAGAGACGTCTGAGCCACAACCTGAAGTAGATACAACTGCTGTTATGAGTCGTTATGTAAGTGCAATCTCAAAGTCACTCCCAAAGTGACATAACTAGAACCACGGAGTATTAAAATGTATCTTAACGAAACACATGCAAAAAAGTGGGCTCCAGTTCTTGATCACCCAGAACTCCCAAAGATCTCTGATCCATACAAGCGCGCAGTAACTGCACTTGTATTGGAGAATCAAGAAAAAGCCATTCACGAAGAAGCTGCCAATATGGGTCGCTTGTTTGAAGCAACACCAGTAAACGTTGCTCCAACAGCACCAGGATCAGGCAACGTTCAAGGCTTCGATCCAATCCTAATCGGATTGGTCCGTCGCGCACTTCCAAACCTAATGGCATATGACATCTGCGGTGTGCAGCCAATGACAGGTCCAACAGGACTTATCTTTGCAATGCGCTCGCGCTATGGTGCTATGAACGGTGCAGAAGCATTCTACAACGAAGCCAACACAACATTCGCTGGTACAGCAGCAAACACCTCACACATTGAAGCCACACTTACAGCCAACTTGGCTGCATGGACAACAGGCAACACTGGCGTAGGTATCGCAACTGCAACAGCTGAAACACTAAACATGGCAAATATGGCGTTCTCAATCGAGCGCGTATCTGTCACAGCAAAGACACGCGGTCTACAAGCATCCTACACAATGGAACTTGCACAAGACCTCAAGGCAATTCACGGTCTAGATGCAGAAACAGAATTGACAAACATTTTGTCAACAGAAATTCTTGCAGAAATCAACCGCGAAGTTGTTCGTACAGTCTATGCAACAGCAAACGTTGGTATCACTTCAGTATCAAACCCATCATTCAACTTGTCAAGCAATGCAGACACAAGTGGACGTTGGCAGGTTGAGAAGTACAAGTCACTTCTCTTCCGTATTGAACAAGCTGCTAACAAGATTGCCAAGGACACACGTCGCGGCAAGGGAAATATACTCATCGTTTCAACCGATGTTGCATCAGCCCTAGCAATGACAGGTCTTCTTGACTACAACTCAGCTCTCTCAAACAACACAAACCTAACAGTTGACGATACAGGCAACACCTTCGCAGGTACGCTATTCGGACGCTTGAAGGTCTACGTTGATCCATATTCTGTCGCAGGATATGACTACGCTGTTGTTGGTTATAAGGGTTCATCTCCTTATGACGCTGGATTGTTCTACTGCCCATATGTACCACTACAGATGGTCCGTGCAATTGATCCAGACAACTATCAACCAAAGGTTGGATTTAAGACACGCTACGGCATGGTTTCAAATCCATTCGCTGGTGGTACAAATACTTCACTCGCTGGTGCAATCACCACGAACACGAACGTATACTACCGTAAGTTTGAGATCCTCAACGTAAATCAATAATTTGCCAAACTTATAAAAATAATAAGGCAATGTGACTCGGGGGGAGCAGAAATGCTCCCCCTTTTTATTTCCCTAAATAAAATGGGTGATATAGGAAACTGAAATGACAGCACTCACACGCAATCCAAGCAATCTAAGTTTATTACAAAGCACCAAATTCCGATTGGTATTTGATCGTCTTCCTGCAGTAACTTACTTCTGTCAATCTGCAAATCTTCCAGGAGTTTCTCTTACTGAGGTTCCAAGATATACGCCATTCGTAGAATTGTATCATCCAGGCGAGAAACTGATGTATGATACATTTAATGTTACGTTTCTTGTTGATGAAGATTTGCGCAGCTGGCGAGAGATTCATGATTGGATGAGAGGAATTACATTCCCAACAAATTTCGATGAATACAAAAATTTGTCTAAGCGATTTCCAGGATCAACACTTCCAACATTCTCAAAAAATATTCCAGCATATTCTGATGCTTACATGACAATCTTTTCAAACCAAAACAACGCACAATTTCGCGTTAAATTGATTGACATGTTTCCTGTTAATCTTGGTTCTATTTTGTTTAACTCAACTGATTCAGCCGAGAATACAATTGTCAGCGACGCGACATTCCGTTTCTCTTATTATGATATAGAGTTAATTTGAGTGTCCCGATCAAACCAGACATACTCATTATACTGAAGAACTATCCAAAGAACAACTTTTGTAATGCTTGTCTTTTTCATTGATTTGGGGTAAATTATATATCCCAGTAATTGTTTTCTTTCTATATGAAAATCGAAACACCCCCTCTTGAATCAATCATGGAACAGTGGGAAAGAGACAGCGATGTTGATTCCACAGAACCAGGAAAAGAAATTCTCCGTATTCCATTACTTCATAACAAGTATAACAAATACTTGTCGCTACACAATTTGTCAGCGAAGCGAGTAACCCTTGAATATGATAGAGTTAAAAAACTTAAATGGATGTACTATACAGGCAAACTTGATCAAGAAGAATTAGACAAACTTGGTTGGGAGCCATTTCGTTTTACGCTCAAGTCTGATATTTCCGTATATCTTGACGGTGATGATGATCTAAACAAACTCAAACGCAAAAAATCATATCACGAAGAATCAGCGAAGTTCTGTGAATATGTGATGAAAGAATTGCAAGCCAGAACATATCAGTTACGCGCTTATATGGATTGGGAGAAATTCATTCAAGGTGCTCGTTGATGTGTGATGTTAAAGTCGAACAAGTTAATAACATCTACATTCAAGTGAATGCTGATGATGGTATTCTTAAAGAGATGTCAGAATTTTTTACATTCTCAACTCCTGGATACCAATTTTCACCAGCATTTAAAAATAAATATTGGGACGGTAAGATTCGTCTCCTAAATCTACGCACCAAACAAATTTATGCAGGTCTCGAAAAATATGTTCGAGAATTCTGCAAAATGAGGAATTATTCATATGAATACGAAGAAGACAAGGAAGTCTATCCGATCGACACGAAAAATCTTGCGAGTGCTCTTTCGCTCCCCATGGAGCCACGAGATTATCAGTATCTTGCATCTAGCGTCGGACTTACGAAAAAGAGATCTGTACTCGTTTCACCAACAGCGTCGGGCAAATCACTCATCATCTATTTGATGATTCGCCACCTGCTAAACATAGGTAAGAAGCGCGGATTATTGATTGTTCCTACGATTAATCTGGTTACACAGATGCATTCTGACTTCAAGAACTACTCATCCAATAATGGATGGGATGTGGACAAATATTGTCAAAAGATTTATGGTGGCGAGAGTAAAATTCCAGAAAGCGATTTAATCATTTCTACTTGGCAAAGTATTTACGAGATGCCAAAGAAATATTTTGCGCAGTTTGATTTTATTATTGGTGACGAAGCACATACGTTCAAAGCCAAGTCTCTCACATCTATCATGACAAAGTTGGTTAACTGCGATGTGCGTATTGGTACAACAGGCACATTGGATGATAGCAAAGTAAACAAACTCGTTCTTGAGGGATTGTTCGGTCCGACGTTCAAAGTTATTTCTACAAAGGAACTGATTGAGCGCAAGCAATTAGCCAACTTTAGTATCAAGTGTATTGTGTTGAAATACCCAGAAACTGTTTGTAAGTCAGTCAAAGGATTTACATACCCTGATGAGATGAATTTCCTGACGCAACATGAAGGTCGTAATAAGTTTATCACTGATCTTGCGATTAATCTAAAAGGAAATACTCTAATTTTATTTACTTATGTCGAAAAACATGGTAGAATTCTCTACGACTTCTTAACAAATTTAGATAAGAATCGAAAAATCTTTTTTATTCATGGTGGGGTTGAGGCAGAAGATCGTGAAGCAGTGAGGCATATCACTGAAAAAGAAAACGACGCGATCATTGTGGCAAGTTACGGAACGTTTTCGACTGGTGTAAACATCCGCAACCTACATAATATTATATTCTCCTCTCCAACAAAGAGTAAGATTCGAGCATTACAGTCTATTGGTCGTGGACTGCGTCTAGGTGAAAACAAAGAAGCAGCAACGTTGTACGATATTGCTGATGATTTACGTTATGGACCATATACCAATTTTACATTGAAACATTATGAGGAAAGAGTGAAGATATACAGTGAAGAAAAGTTTCCATTCACATCCAACAAT